TATAACGGGGGAGAAATCCCCCGATCCCCCTTAAAATGGTATCATTTTCGGCTTTGAGGGCGACCGGAGTAGTACCAGTTCGAATAACCAGCGCCATTGTTACAGCGCCGGCTGAACGGCCCCGCATTCGCGCCATAGTTCACGCTCCCGCCAGAGAGCACCACCTCTCCACCTTCGTTCATCCAGTAATAATCGCAGAAATAAGATGTTGTTCCCGCTCCTATTTCTGTGCAGATTTCAATTTCTGGCCACTCTTTATCATAGCCGAATGTCTTCACATATCCTTCTTTCTGACCGGCCACGTATCTTACTTTAAAGTAAGCGCCATTATAAACCTTGTCTGCATACGCACTTCTGTCGTTGCAGTAATAATGCTGGAATCTCTGAATGTTATCTCCATCCCTAAACTGCCATGCATTTCCGTACCAGTCTTCGATCCATAAGAATCTGATAGCGCTAGTTCCGTTTGTCTTTCCGTCTACTCGGCCATTTGGTGATGCCATTTCGATAGTAGCTCCTGTTGGCTGCAAAGATGACCAAATCACAGATGTTGTTGTAATGGCAGCAGGTTCCCCATCGAAATAAATACAAGATGCATTTTCAACTTCTGTTGAATCTATAATTTTCGTAATTCTTCGATCTGCGACTAGACTCTGATTCCATAATCCAGTACCGATTGAGATTCCCTGCCCCACAAAAAATCTTGCAGCGTAATCTTTATTGATCGTGATATAGTTTCCCGTACGCTCCTGCAATGCAAGCCCTTTTGTTCCATCCTCAGGGAATTCTGTTCTTCCGGATCCAAGAACTGCCTGTGCATTTGAATTTGCGAACATTACAATGAAGCAAGTGTCGAGGAAATGCATCGCCCATACATCATCTAAGTACCAGTTATTTCCTTTGGCATTACATAATTTTCTGAATCCATCCCTTGTTTCGTTATGCGCAGGGAATGCTCCGGCTTTTGATTCCAGTTTATTTCCTTCAGAATTTAATGATCCGACGAAGATTGGAAGGTATACCTTTTCACTGATTCTTCGATCATCTCCATCTGTGAACAAGTGATCTAAATGCAAGCGTCCAATTTTTCCTGATGATACTGCTCGATATTCCCATTCGACTCCGTTTTCGTCTGTCTCGAACCAACGGCCAGTGTAAGTCATTGGAACTTCGAGCATGACATCTCCGTTGCTTCCATCCCACTGGAAGTCTGCATCACCGAGATATGCATTGACCGTTCTGTCTGCAGCAAGGTTACATGGTCGCATTTCATTAAATGGGAAATGGCTCATCATGTCATTTTGAACTGTTCCATTCCCAACTGCTGCCTTGCAGACCATTCCGACTGCGTCTCCGTATCTTTCCCATGTTGCAGAACTTGAAGATACTTTTCTTCTTGCCGCCAGAATCTCTACTTTGTTCTGTTCAATTACAGACACCCTTGCTTCCAACGCTTCCAGATCTGCCTGCAGGGCGATTGCTCCAGCGCTATTGATCGTCACGTTTGCTGCATTCGCTACTTCTAAGTAATAGCTCATGTTGATAACAGACGGAATTACATTGTTGTAAGCTGGCATGTAATCGCTTGTGCTTGCAGTCGCGATTGAATATAAGATTTCTCCTTTATCTGGATCCTGCGCAAAGATACCAAATTCTTTGATCTCATATCCATTTTTCAGCTCTGTATCTTCTGTTTTATTTGAGATCGCAATTTTTAGCACGAGCGTGCTGTCATTGCTGATCTGCATATCTGAAATCGGGAAGGTCTGCTGCGGAGCTTTTAAAGCAGTTCTTGTATCTACTGCTTCTCCTGACGTATAGCTTCCTGATCCAGTTTGTGCTTTTGTGATTTTAATCGTAGCCTTCCCTGCCTGCGCTTTTGCAAGCAAGGCTTTTCCGGCTGTTGTTAATTTACTTGAATTCCAAATAAGCATGATATCCTCCTTTTATAGTACATGCGTTGTTTCTGATAAGATTGCAGCTTACTGCACATTTATCATTTCTTGTCTACCTGTAGTATCTTGCATTTTGTTATCGTTCAGAACTGTCGTCATATTTGACAGAATTGCAGCTTGTTGTACATCTACTATTTCTTGTCTTGCGATAGTATCCTGTGTCTCGTTGTTGTTCAGAACAGTAGTTGCACCTCCATGACTGATTGCAATCTGGCTTGCGTAGTTTCCAGATCTTGCATCTGAATTCTGATCAGCGCTATTGATTACGAATGTTTCAGTTGTGGCGTTCTGACTTGCCGCATAGTAATTATTAAGAGCTGCCTCATTTGCATAATGTTCGTAATTTAATACTACGGTTTCAGTGACTGCTACCGATCTCATTGCGATTGATGCTCCCTGATGCAGATCCCTATTAATCACTACTCGTCTGATCTGCGATCTTGCATTTTTTACCTTGTCAATAATTGCAGATAACGTATCAATGATTCCTCGTTCCATTGGCGCATTTGTAATGATGTCGAACGTCCCAGGCGTGTATGGCGGTTCTGTAAAATCGAACCATTCTACGATTTTCCCTAAGCCAAAAACAACAGAGATCAATTCTTCAACCGCTGCCGGAGTTCCTGCTTTTGCATACCAAGATAATGTGTTTTGAATAATATTTCTTTTCACAGAGATATCCATCGTTTCTTCGTAGTACATCGTTCTAAGCTCTACGGCTAACATGTCCAGAATGTCATCTGGCAAGTTCTGAATAATTGAATACGTCCGCGTTCCATCCGCTTTCTCTAGGATGAATTGCATCATTTTTTTAATCGCGTATGAAAATGCATAATTTTTCGGATCTCCTTTAAATGGAGAAACGTCTGCAAGTTCTCCATCCTTCAGATTAATCATTTTCCACACCTCCGTATGTAACGGTCTGAGCGGTTAATTTAGCCACTGATGTAGCATTGATTACCGTAAAGACAGGAGATTTGATCTCGACTCGCTTTGCCCCTGCATTAATTACCAGTTTGGTCAATTCCGACGGATTGATGTCTCTGCCAATCGCCCCTCGTTGCCAGTTAATGTATTCTGTAATTGCAGAATTAACTTCATTTTTTATCGTATCGACCTTATTAAGATCAGATTGATTAATGAAATATTTCATATTAATTGCATAGTCTACGGTTTCTGGAGCAGCGACATGATCCGTAACTGGTCGGATGCCATTATCTCTAAGATGTGCTTGTAATCCTTGAATGTCTCCGTCGGTTGGTAATGCTCCATCCTTCATGATGATTCTTACATCAACTTCCATCGGTGCTGGGTTTGTAATTTTCACATCTGAAATATTCGGATTGTAATCAAGAGCATGATATTTGTATGCATCAACAGGTCCAGCAGTGCTGTATCCAGCTGGTACTAAATAAATTCTTCTTGCGAGATCTTCATCACTTTCTTCTTCAGCTCCACCTGCCGTCGTTACGATATTCATCGCTGACCCGATATATCTTATAGAATCCATCAATGCATTGATTTCTCCAGGCGCATAACCATTTCCGGCTTCTCCAGCTGTATTGCAAGTTGCGCTCACATCCACATAAGAACTCCCAGATTTGATTAAGGCATCCGCATTGGTTGAAAAGTACACATCACCATTCGTTACCTTAGTTCCTTGCTGGATAGTAATGTCTTCGTCGATTTGTGGTGCAGCCGACGTGAACCTTATAATTGTCGCTGCATATGTCGCACTGTTTCTGTTTAACCCTTTCAGCGCCGCCAGATTCTCGAGATAATCTCCATATGAGTATTTAAGCAGATCCTGTTTTCCGGCACGGTCAACGTATAAAAGTGTTTGATACATTAATACTCCGACGCTCTGTAACATTAAACGATAAGGATCAGCTCTCATCATTACAATATCTTCTCCAGCAATTTCTTTGTATCGAGTCATATAATCTTCAATCAACTGATTTTGTACATCGTCGAGCGTCATATTGTCGATATAACTAACGTCTGGAAGATCGTATAGATCTTTTAATTCCTGCATCATTCGTCACCTCCTTTCTTAATTTTTACATGAAACTGCATCTTCCCATCAATTGATGAAAAATCAGCTTCGACGTTATCTACTTCATACCCAGGAAGGAATTCCTTTACCTTTTCATTTAAATCGAGGGCGAATGTATTCTGTGCCTGTGCCGGTGGCAGATCAAGACAATTCGAACTGATTCCAAATCCCCTTTCTCCTGGCACGGATCCTTCATATACGCTGATTAGCATTTTCATGCAAGTATCTATTCTACTATTTCCAGTTTTTTGAAAATCTATTTCCATCATTCTTCCTCCTTCCTGCCTGTTTTATTTAAATGAACCGGCATTCACCCATCCATAAACATTTGATTTGCTTCCGCTTGTTCTGATCAGATGGTACGGATGCGTATTATGATTAATGATCGTAATTTTAGCCTTTCCGGCCTTTGCCTTTGATCCTCTCGCTCCTTTGCAGCTGCTTACATAATGTTTCCCACCGTTGAATGTCACGATGTCTCCTACTTTATATTTTTTCTTTTTGCTCGTACTCTTTTTTTTCTTTGAGCTTTTCTTTTTTGTCGTTGTTGTTTTAGTTGGCTTTTTTGCTTCCTTTTTGCTAACTGATACGACATATTCTTCAAGAGTTATTTTCACAGTAGCTTTGGCCACTTCGCCTTTGTTCATCACAATGTCATACATTCCTGAATTCGATTTTATGATCCAGTTACTTCCTATGATCTTTCCGCCTAATGTAAATGACATAACTGTACCAGATTCAACCGCTTTTACAATTTTGTCCAAAGTTTCTCGTGGTTTAACACCGTGTTCTGCAGATAAGACAATACTGAAACTTGAATCTTTTAGCTCGGCCCCATTAAATTCTGATCGAGGCTTCTTCGATATAATGTCGTGATATGACCAGCTCCCTGATGCATTCACCTGAAGATCTTTAAATGTAAGTATTTTTTTATCACTGACTTCAAACGTAATCAGTGATCCGAGCGACCCAATCGTTGCCATTATGAATCACCTGCTTTCATAAGATCTGCAACATTTACGTTTCCAGATTTGGTTTTTAAGATGATCTCTTCCGCATTAATTACAAGAGTTCCTTTTTCGTATCTTATAAATGCCTCACCTAGTTTTTTTGCAAATTCTTTTCGATAAACATCAGGATCTGATTCTGGGGGCTGGTTGGCCTCGTTCCAGAATCCTGGGCCAACGATGCCCATTGATGTCCCGTTGCTCATTCCAAAAACAACAACAAATTCACCAATTTCTGGCGGGGCGTATTCCCTGTTGAATGTCATATAAGGGAGGTAATCCGATACGTCATCTTCGTCAGATAGGTCCTCGTATAAAACCTGGATCATTCCAGTTTTGTAATCAATACTGGACACTCTGCCGATTTTAACAATGTCTTCGTTCATCTTTTATCACCTGCCTATTTTTTGATTCGTTTTTGTATTTTTCTGATTTCTAATTTCATCGTGTAACCATTCCGATTGATCGTGTGCGTGATTTTGTTGATAAAATATTTACCATTTACCTGCCCCATATCTGTGATCGTGAGTGTTCCAGTTGCGATTAGCTTTGGATTTGGTTTGACTTCAATTTCCATCGTTGTAGCTGTCTCATTTTCTTCATTAAGCTTTGCGATTGCCTGGAGTCTCGCATCTGCCTTGCTATCTGCTTTCTCATTGATATGGAGTATTCTGCTTCCGCCACCAACACTGGCAGTATACGTTTTGTTGCTTTTCGCGTTTGTATACTTCATTTTTGCGCCGGTGTAAGTCTTATAAATACTGTCATTAAAGCTCCAGCTAATTAGATCAGTTTCTTTATAGGTAACTAGGGATTTTTTTGCTTCGTACTTTGCCTTGCTGTAAATAATAATTTTCCCGCAGTACACTTTCATGCCTTGTCCATATTTTTTGGCAAGTGCGTATAAAAATTCACAGTCGTTCTGGCTGCTTTGTTTTATTGATTTAATCTTGATTATCGCTCCGGAATCATAAACAAATTCTAAACCGTATCTTTTAGCTATCGATCTTCCGACTGCTTTTAATGTTGTTGATTTCCACGTTTTTGATCTCGGAGTATTTTTGAATGAAGTTTTTGACGGGATCGACAAGGCGGAGTATTTTGCAATTAGTGGCCTTCCAGATATCGATACATCATCTAATGTAAATGACCCGAGATAGAGATCAATTTTTTCTTCGAGGTATTGCCAGTTAAACAGGTACAGGCGAGCTGATATTTTGTCTCCTTTTTTTGGGGATGTCTTTCCAAGAATGAATGACTTGTCCGCATTTGAAAATGTAATATCTAGGCTATCGCTTTCTCCAGTTGCTGGATCTACATATTCAATTTCTTGAATCCTGTTTGTGATTTCCTTTGGAGTTTTTTTACGATTGATCTTTATCTGAGGCTCCACTTTTCGTGGAATCTCTTTTGATATCTTACTCGTCTTCATCGTCTACCTCCGCCTCTCCATCTTCTTCATCTTCATCTGGATACTCTTCATCGTCGAATTCTTCGCCTCCGATTTCGTCTGCATCAATATCTTCATCCTCATCGTCATCAAGTCTCCATTCTGGCCAGTCTTCATCCGGTTCATCTGGAATTTCCGGAAGGTTCAAAACGATGCCAGATGGAAAAACTAAGAAATCTAAAAATTCCCAGTTTGCTTCAACTAGATAACGCATGTATGCTTCATCTCCGTAGAGATCGTATGCTATTTTATCCCATGTATCTCCCTGAACTGTTGTGTATGTGTCCGACATCGTTTTTTCTCCTTTCTTATGCAAAGACAATTCTTCCGTGTTTTCTTATGTATTCCTTCATCATTTTTTCGAACTCTGATTGACTCATTCGATTTGCCTCGACGATATCTTCTTTCGATGGGGCTTCGCCCTCAAAGTGGTAAACAGGATTATAAATAATCTGTGGGATACCATCTGCAGTTCCTGGCTGATCATTATCAGAATCTTTTTTATCTGAAGTGTACGCATCGATCGTCTCTCCGATGATACTACTTCTTTGATTCGTGATTGCTGGCACGCTAATGCTTGCCCCTTTTAGATCATTGCTTGTTTCCTTGACAGGATTTGCCAGATTTGCGGTTGCCGCTGCTGATACAGCATCTTTTCTGTATTCGATACCTTTGATCAGACCTTCATCGACATAACGTCCTGTTTCCATCATTACTCGCGAT